GGTATGTCAATGTTACCATGGAGGTGGTTTTGATTAAATGACAGGATATGATTGGCATGTCATGAGAGACATACCCCCTGCTCATGGTAGTGGTAAAGAACCCATGTATGGAAGCATGGGTAAGTCATGTAAACCAGATCCAAATGCTAAGAGGGAATACCCTTATTTGTATGCTGTCTTTTGTCTTGACTCACACAACACCAGTTACTTTTATATAAGAGAGGATGGTACGTGCTATTGGTTACATTCTCGTAAGAATAAGGATGACATCGAGGTAAATGCTGATATAATACAAATGGATATGTTTGGGGAACCTGATCTATCTAAAGATTTTGTTATGAAAGCGTTGTTCTCAGTATAAATACCTATATGAAACAAATAAACACATTCGTCTTAGATACTACAATCTATATCTTAGACTTCCTCTACAGAGGTAGAGATTTTCAGAGGTTCTGGGTTCTTGAAGTGATTGCCAGAGCACCTTACTTTGCTTTTATCAGTGTGTTACATTTTCGTGAAAGTCTTGGACTTCGAGGTGAAGAACATGTATACTTAATGAAGGAACATTTTTACCAAGCATTAAATGAAACAGAGCATCTGGAGGAAATGGAACTTAGGGAAGGCAATAAGCATTGGATCGACAGGTTTTTTGCCAAACATCTTGTTCTACTTTATTATTGGATCATGGTTGTTTACTATCTCGTTGATCCTATGGACGCTTACGACATCAACATGAAGATTGAAAAGCATGCATATGAAACTTATGTTAAGTATGGTGCATATCACCCAGAAGATGCTAAAATACAAGAAATAGCATCAGATGAATTAGAACACGCAAGAGAATTACAACATGCAATGACAATGATATGAGTGACATACATTTTAAGAGACACCGTGTGTTTCGTGAAACAGATGATGTAATATTTTATGATATATCTGTAGAAGAATCAAATGCTAGTGATCTTGTGGTACACACAGGTCCTGCCATATCACCTCCACCTGACTGCGTGGGAGGTAAACAGTTCTATATCCATAGTTTTCAAGATGACTGTAATAGAGTATTGTCAGGTGAGAGAACTTTTGAGTTAGTCAATAGAGATTGGAGATATCAATACCATATAGTGCATCTTAATAGACATAGTGGTGCATTAATAATACCTCGTGGCACGTTCCATAGGTCTACATCAGGAGAGAATGGATCAATAGTAATTAATCAGGCAAAGAGATACGATGGGTTTGATCCCAGTGCTGAGTTCTATCCAGTATCTACTGCAGAGAATATGGAATTGTATAACATTTTAAAGAACGAAAAACCTGTTATACATACTTTAGGTGAGTAAATGAAGACAAATGAATAAGTGGATTGGAATTAGTTTAGGAACTCTCGTAGGTGTATCACATATAGCTATGATAGGTGTCCTGTCAACTAGACAACAAAGTAAATTACCAGATTTAAAATTACCTGTAGGTGACTATACAACTTATCAGGCAGAGGTAACAGAGGATGGGTATAAAGTTGCTTACAGAGCAAATGATCCTGCAACAGCATATATTACTAAAGATATTAAAGAGAAGGCAGGGTTCTTGGGACTTGCAACTAACACAACTAAGGTTGCTGAAGAATACTTTATGGATGGTAAGACCAACCAAGGTGGTGCAGTATCTAATACTAGATCATGGTTAGATCAGAAACCTGGTTTGACAGCAGGGCAGACAGCAGAGATAGTTGCTGCTAGACAAAGTGAAGCATGTATAAAAGCAATAGGATCAGCAGAAGGAACTGGAAGACTTGTAGGCACTAGCGTTGGTGCAGCAGCAGCACCTACTCTTAGCACTATACCATTCGTAGGATGGGTAGCAGCAGGATGGGTAGCAATGTTTGGTGGTAACCAAGGTGCAGAGATTGGTGGAAATATGGCAGAGGATATGTCTAAAGATTGCTAAAAATACATATATTATAGGACTTACAATCAACCATGCAACAGTCAGTCGTTTATTCTAATGGAAATCAAGAGTGTGAACGTGCAGTTTCACTTTTGCGAAGTCAAGGACATAGTTTCCACGAGTATGTGCTAGGAGAAGACTTCACTCAGACAGAGTTTGAAATGGAATTTGGTGGAGACGCTAAATACCCACAAGTTACAATAGGCAAAGACCATATTGGAACACTAAAAGAAACTTTACACGAGATGTTTCTTAAGACTTGACAAAAACATGAGTGTTATGTAGAATATTATGAAATACCCAATCGGCAAAAGACATGTATTTGTAGACAGTGAACCTGTTAGAATGTATTTTATTAATGATATACCCTTTGCATTTGATGGTTTAGAAAATTATCAGAAGCAAGACAAGTGGATTCTTACAGAATGTGCTATTAATCCAGAGTATACATTAGAAGATATTTTGAGATGGGGTGACTACCTGATGGAAGAAGAATGTCATCCAGTTTTATTTGAATTAGATCTTCTTAATCGAGAAATTTTACCCGAATGAATGAATTTACTGAATTGTTAGTGGGAACGTTTGCCAATAAAAGACAAGCACAATCCCACCCTACTCGTTATGCACATATACGTGTCTCTCATCGTTTAATTGGTGGGAATCGCATTTATGGGGAGCAAGCATACAACTATCTTTTGAACAGACCCTACAGACAGTTCGTAATTGATGTTGTACAAGAAAATGAAGAATATCGTCTGAAGAATTATGAGATTATAAATCCTCTACAATTCGCAGAGTGTAAGAATATAGATAAAATTACTGATGATATATTAAAATATCGTGAAGGGTGTGATGTCATCATGAGAAAGACAGGTAATAAAATATTTTTTGGTGGAACATCTACCTGTGAGTGTTGGGTAACATGGAATGGTATAAAAACATATGTTCAGAATGAAGTTATGTTGAGTGAGACAGAGTATCAGGTAACAGATAAAGGATTACATGCAGAGAGTCGTACTAAGGTATGGGGTTCTGACTACGGTGCGTTTAAGTTTGTGAGACAGTAACATGCCTATCAAAGACAAAGAGGAAAATCGAAAATATCAACGGGAGTGGGCAAGAAAAAATTCCAAGACAAAAAAAGTAAATCAAGTCGGTGCAAAAAGAAGGAAACAAATGGTTGATGATGCTAAATCACACCCGTGTGTCATTTGCAATAAAGATTATCCCGTAGAAGTTATGGATCTATATCATATAGATCAGTCAGAGAAAGCATCAAGTATATCTAAGTTGATGTGTATATCAAGTTATACTGCATTAAAAGAAGAGATAGATAAGTGTGCTCCTCTATGTGCAAACTGCCATAGATTATTGGATCATGGATACGTACAACTACCAGAATTAATCGTAATTACATAAGGTTCAAATCTAACCTATACCATATCTTAGAACCCTCAGCAAAACTGGGGGTTTTGCGTGTATAAATAAATCACGAGGAAAGTTTTAACTACAGGATCAGAGAGTAATCATGCCATTATCACGTTTGGATAACCTTATCAGCAGTAAGACTGGTAAGTATCTTTATGTTTCGCCTGATGATTTTAATGCAACCGATGCATTATCTAACAGAGGTAATTCACCAGTTGTACCATTTAAAAGCATACAGAGAGCATTTTTAGAAATTGCTAGGTATTCATATCTACCAGGATTTGGAAATGATAGGTTCGACCAATTCACTATAATGTTGATGCCTGGCATCCATTATATTGATAATAGACCTGGTTTAGTAGACACAAGTGGCGTTGATATATTTGGTTTTGATCAAGCAAACAATGCTTGGACAGATGACAGCATCCTAGATTTATCTAATTCTGATAACGTATACTATAAGTTTAATAACACTGAAGGTGGTGCCATTATTCCTCGTGGTTCATCACTCGTTGGTTATGATTTAAGAAGAACTGTTGTAAGACCTCTTTATGTTCCTGATCCTGCTGTAACAGAAAGAGAGATTCCTCGTACTGCTATGTTCAATGTAACTGGTGGTTGTTATTTCTGGCAGTTTACTCTTAAAGATGGTCAAACAACATCTGAATCTCCTCTATATGATGCTGCAGCTGGAACTGGTAAAGTTTACTACGATCCATCTGACTTTACTAGATTAGCAGCACCTAACTATTCTCACCACAAACTAACAGTATTTGAATATGCAGATACAGATGAGTTAAATCTATTCTACAGAAAAATTGCTAAGGCATTCTCTGCATATCAACCAACTATTGATGATCCTGGCGAATTTGATACAAGAGTACAAGAAAACAGAATTGTAGGTCCTCTATCTGACTCTAGAATTATTGAGAGTTTGACTCTTACTGATGCTACAACTGATCCTAGTATTCCTGCATCTACTACAGAAGTAACAGTAACAACTAAAGTTGACCATGGATATTTCCAAGGACAGTTTGTTGCTATTGCAAACACAGAAATTGATGACGTATTAGAAGGTATCTTCGAGATCAAAGAGATTGATCAGAACGACGCCCGTAAATTTAAATATCTAGTTCCATTTGTAACAAGTGGAATTGGTAGTAATATTGTGTCTGGACAGACTGTAAGTGTTGACACAACACCAGCACTTGGACAGAATGCACAGGCATTAGCAGAAGTTGACTCAGTTGAATCTGCATCACCATATGTCTTTAACGTATCAATCAGATCTACATGGGGTATTTGTGGTATCTGGGCAAATGGTTTGAAAGCCACTGGTTTCAAATCAATGGTTATCGCTCAGTACACTGGTGTATCTCTACAGAAAGATGATAGAGCATTCATTAGATACGACGAGTATACAAACACATGGAACCAAGCATCACTTGTAGACGCATTTGCTACAGTTCCATATCATACAAAAGGTGACGCATACTATAAAGATGAGTGGAGAAACTTCCACGTTAGAGCATCTGAAGATTCATTCATTCAGTGTGTTAGTATCTTTGCTGTTGGTTTTGCTGATCACTTCTTGATGGAGTCAGGTGGTGACATGTCAATCACCAACTCTAACTCTAACTTTGGTAACACATCCTTACATGCTATTGGTTTCAAAGGATTTGCATTCAACCAAGATAAGGGTGGATTCATCACAGATATTATTCCTCCTAAGACAGTTGTTGATAATACTGCCAGCACTAAAAAGATTTCCTATTATACTATTGATATACAAGGAACATTATCTACATCACAGAACTATACTAAATTATTCCTCGGCAACGAAGATATTGTAGATCCATTAGTCAGACCAGCAGCAACAATTGATGGTTATAGATTAGGTGCTAAGTCTGATGACAAATTATATGTTAAGTTAGATCCAGCACCTGGCACAGATGAGTTCTTCAATGCATCACTAGAACCAACTGGTTTTGTTAAGTACATTGCAAAAGGATCTATTCTTAATCCTAGTGGTGGTGTAGTCAACAGTGTATATGCTGATGCTGCTAACTTGATTGAAAGCAACAGACGCATGATCCAAGAAGAAGTATTTGGATATATTCTAGAAAAATATCCTAGACTTCAGAATATTCCTTATGTTAATCCTGGTTTAGATCCTGCTGGTAACAGATACTTTGATGCTCGTAACTTGATTGCAGCAAACAGACAGTATATTGTTGACACAGCATTTGATGACATGATCAGAACTTATGGATCAGCAGTGATTCAAGGTATTGGTGATGGTAAGTGCAAGAGAGATATTGGTTTAGTTGTTGATGCTGTTGCAGAAGATTTAAGAGATGGTGGTAACGCAAACGTTATTGCAGCAACAAGAGAATACTTTGATGGTGATGGTAACCCACTAACTAATGGTCTAGTTGGTGAGGAGGACTATGCAACCTACGCATTCCGTAGAGCAAGAGATCTATGTAAACTTGCTATTGCTAACTTACTACCAAACAAAGCAGATTTATATGATCCTGATCCTAACAGTAACCTTGCACCATATGGTATTAATGTTGGTAAGACAGGTTCACAGGCAGAACTAGATGGTGACACAACAAATGGTGTTACTATTGACTTAGCACTTAAAGCAGATCCAGCATCCCGTTATAAAGACGCCCGTAACAGAATCGTTGCTAACAAAGATTTCATTCTTGATGCAGCAGTCGCAGAGATATCTGTATATCATCCTGACTTCTATCATCCTACTGATACACAGACAAACTCACAGTCAAGACTTGCTGATGCATTCCGTCTAATCAGAAGAAACTCATCTGAGATTAGAGATAAGGCACTTGCTCAGATTGCTGTTGATCATCCTAACTTCTATATTGATGGAGACAACCAGACTGATGAAGGATCAAGATACGCATCTGCATATCGTTTGATTTCAAAGAACAGAGATCAGATTGTTGACACAGCACTAGCAGAAACAACTGTACAACATCCAGACTATTATTTTGTTGGTGACCAAGCAACAGATGCACGTTCGAGATATGCTGACGGTTATCGTTTAATTGTACAGAACAGAGTAGAGATTGTAAACACAGCATGGAATGATACATTTGCACAGTATCCAAACCACGGACAGTACGAAGCAAAATGTAAGCGTGACCTAGACATCTTCATAGAAGCAATAGGTTTAGACTTATTTGTTGGTGGTAATAAGTATGCACGTAAGTTTATCTCAGAATATTTCAATGCTGCTGGTACTACATGGATCATTGGTGGTCTACAGGGTGAAGAAGCAGAAAGTGTATTTGCATTCAACAAAGCAAGAGACTACATGAAACTTGCTGTAGCTAACCAGTTGAGTATACAAGATCTTAGTGTTACACCAGGTCCTGCACAGTATGGTGGAGGTGGTGGAGACATTCCTAACAACCAGTCTGGTGCATGCGATGATGTACAGTCTGCTATCGTTACTTTGACTGATATTGTTACTGCACAAATTACTGCTGGTAATCTATCTGGTCTTCCTTCAGAGACATCATATATCTCAGGACCTGGCGAAGAGAAATGTCGTAGAGATATTGGTATCTTTGTTGACTCAGTTGCACTTGACTTATTCTGTAAGGGTAATGTTTACTCACATAGATTTGCAGCAGAGTTCTTTACTGATAATACAACACCTGAGTTCTCATTCAACTCAGCAGTATACAACACGAACTTCAATAAAGCTCGTGACATGATCAAGAAGGCAATAACTAACCAGTTATACTTCAAAGACAATGGTACACAAGGAGCGATTGATAGAACTGCAGACAATGCACCTGGCTCAGCATACGGTCAGGTATCTAGAGATTACACACCACATGGTGCTGCATATACTGCATCTACTGGTGATATGGTTCTTGATATTGCCAACCATGATTTAAGTACAGGAGACTATATTAAGATTGCAGATAACTCATTGACATTTACATGTTCAATGGATAACAATGCAACCAACCACACATATCCTCGTACAACCGACCCAGTATCTGGACAGTATATCGAAATTACTTCATCTACAGCAGATACTATTACAGTCAATGTTGGTGCATCACCTATTGTAGAGTTCACACCAACCACAGGAACAACATATGATCCTAATACAGGATTGATGGTTCTTGAAATCGGTGCTCATAACTTGACTGCTGGTACAAATGTTAAGTTAAAAGAGGAATCATTAGTATTCAGTTGTGGATTTGGTGGTGCTACTGGTGCTGCTGCTGAGAAAGCATATCCTAGATCAAATGGTAATGACCCATTCTTCAATACTTCAATTGCAATTCAGTCAGTAACTGCTACAACAATTACTCTCCAAGTATTAACAACTGTTCCTTCCACAAACACTGATCCACATACATTTGTATCTGCAACCACTGGTGCAGTTGAGAGTGGTGGTAACTATGCACATACATTTGTGAGTGCTACATCTAACGCAGTCAACTTTGGTGGTAACACTGAGAATGAATTGATTGATGCACAATCAGCATTATGTTCTGATGTACAAGCTGCAACTGATACACTAACAGGTATTGTTACTACAATTCTTGCTAATGGTAACCTTAGCACCATGCCAATAGAAGTTAACTATGGTACTGGTAGAGGACCTGGCGAAGTCAAGTGTGCTCGTGACTTAGGATACTTCATTGATGCTATTTCCGTTGACATGTATCACGAAGGTAACAAACATACCAGAGAATACACAGAACAATACTTTACCAATGCAAGTACACCATTGCCAAATGGTCTACAGGGTGAAGAGTCAGAAAGTATAACTGCATATAATACTGCTATTGGTGAGATGAAGAAAGCAATCACCAACCAGTTATACTACAAAGATCTAACAGTTACAGAAGGTGGATCTACTTATGCTGGATCAACTACTGACGTAGGAACTCCTACTAACGTGACATATGATGCAACAACTGGAACTCTAGTAACAACTATTACAGGTCACGGACTTGCTAACGGAGATAAGATTAAGTTCTTAGAAAATTCATTGACACTATCATGTACAATGGATGGTAATACTGCTAACAAAACATATCCAAGACCAACTGATCCAACATTCAACACATGGTTGACTGTTGCAAATAAAACTAATGATACATTTGAAGTTAACGTAGGTACATCACCTCTAGTAACATACACACCAACTACAGGAACAACATATGATCCTAACACAGGACTAATGGTTCTTGAGATTGGTGCTCATGATTTAACTGCTGGTACATCTATTAAGTTAGCACCTAACTCATTAACATTCAGTTGTGGATATAACGGTGCTACAGGTGCTGCTGCAGAGAAATCATATCCTAGATCAAATGGTAATGACCCATTTTATAATACTGCAATTAACATTGAGTCAGTAACTGGAACTACAATTACACTTCAAGTATTAACAACTGTTCCATCTACAAACACTGATCCACATACATTTGTATCAGCAACAGCTGGAGCAGTTATCGCTGGTGGTAACTACGCCCACACATTTGTATCTGCAACAGCAAACGCAGTTAGAAAACAGAACTCAGCAATTACAAGCAGAACAAGTTCAAGTGCATGTTCAGATGTACAGTCTGCTATTGACACACTAGGAACTATCGTTACCGATGCTATCGCTGCTGGTAATATCACAGGTGGTATCTGGAATAACGCTGCCAATCCTGGCACACTGATACCTGGCGAAGCTAAGTGTCGTAGAGACTTGGGTATTGTAGTTGAGGCAGTTGCACAAGATCTTTGGTTTGGTGGTAACGAGTTTACTATCGCTGCAACTAAGGAATACTTCAAGGGTAACCAACTCATTGCTAACGGTGTTGACAATGAGGTTGCACCATCAGTTACTGCATTCAAACGTGCAGAAGATTTGATGCAACGTGCATTGAACAATCAATACTATGATCGTGATCTAAACATTACACTTGACACTATTGGTGATCCTCCTATTGTTGGAGACATTGAGTGTGATGCACATGACATGGTTATATCTAATCAACTCTTTATTGCTAAGGAAGCATATGAGAGAATGAGAGCAGCATATCCATCATACACACCATCTACAGGAAATACAGCACAAGATTGCTTAGATGACATCTATGATGTGTTACGTGATGTAATGTGGGATGTTAAGTTTGGTGGTAACTATAAGACATATTCTATTGCTAAAGGTTACATCACTAATGACTTTAATGGTAAGACATATCCACAGATCATTCAAGATGTAGAAAGAGACGAGGTAGCAAAGGTATTCCAAGAAGTTAAGAATGTTGCAATGCAAGTTATCAAGAATGAAACAGTCACTGTTTCTGCTGGTAACGATCTAACACAAATCATTGACAATACAATCGTAGACGACTGGGATGATGAGGAACTATTACCTAAGTGTGGTTCAGCAGTCGCTGCTGTTGACTCATTGATGGACATCATCATCGGAGCAATCGGAACTGATGCTGGCGTTGGTAATCTTAATGGTATACAAAGGACAACTGCTGATGGTGCAGATCCTGGTTGGAACACAGCACTCAACATACTATCTGCAACTGCAACATCAATTACAATTAACGTTGGTGCATCACCAGCGGGCGAACAATACGCCCATACATTTGTTGCTGCACAGTCAGGTGCAGTCATATCTGGTGGTAACTATGATCATAAGTTTGTAAGTGCTACAACTGGTGCAGTCAATGTTGTTAACGGTGCACAAATAACACCAACCAACGCAACATATGATGCAACAAGTGGACTATTGGTAATGTACTTTGGATTTGCTCATGGCGTAACTACAGGTGATTCACTATCATTAGATGATAACTCACTCACATTCTCATGTGGAATGGATCAGTATGGAACTACTAAGACATATCCTAGAGCAAGTGACCCAGTACAGGGACAGAATGTAAACCCAACTGCTGTTACAACTTATAGTATTACAATTAACGTTGGCACATCACCATTAGTTGAGCATAACGTATCAAATGCTGTATATGATCAAACAAGTGGACAACTTGCATTGACTATAGGTAACCATAGTCTAGCATCTGGTACATCAATTAAATTGAAGGAAGAGTCACTCATCTTTACATGTACTAAAGATCAGAACAAGACATCACATGCATATCCAAGATCTGCTGGTAAGTATCAACCATCCACATATCAGGATGGTAACTGCTCTGATGTTTGTGCAACAGTCAATGCTTTACTTGACATCCTTTGCAACTCTATTAATGATGGTAATTTAGATGCTCTACCTCCACTAAACAATGGTGAATGGGATTGTGCTAACGTTCGTAGTTCTATTGAGGTTCTATTTGATATTCTCAATGACGCAATCACTGACGGGACACTTGCTGGTCTACCCGTACTCAACACAGGTGACTTTACAATCAATAACGAAGCATCCAAGTGTTTCCGTGATGTCACATACATCGTTGATGCTGTTGTTAATGACCTTAGACTTGGTGGTAACTTAAACAGTATACAGGCTGGTGAAGCATATTATGTTGGTAACAATCTAGAATACATTGATGGGGAGAAGACAGAAACACTAGACGCATGGGATTACGTTGGACAGATGGCAACTGCTGCCATGAGAAACTTCGATGTTCTAGCATATAATTGTTCAACTAACTCTGGTTCTGCAATTGTAGATGTTAACGATACTCGTGGTATTATCATAGGTATGAGTGTTGTTGAATACACTGCTGGATCTTATCGTGATGGAGACAATGCACCTGGCTTACTAGGTAACAGTCCAACTCCAGTTTACACAACAATACCACAAGGAACATATGTCAAGAGAATTGTAAGTAACACACAAGTTGAACTTGGTGTCAATGGTTCTAGATTGACTGAGGGTGTGACTGTAAACGCACTACAGAATAGCACAACAATTGATCTATACTTTGTATATGAAAATGGTATCTGGGCAGACACATTACCAACAACTGTGACTGTAGGTCCTGAGTCAGAAGGTCCTGAAGTTATTGCTGATACAACCACATCACCATCAAGTAGAGAGTGTGCAGGAACAGCAAACGCCATTGAAACATTAGTCGGTAACATCACTACTATTATTAACAGTGGTCTTGGCACAGTCACTAGACAAGAACAAACAGTCAACACTGCACTGTTATCATCTAGAGCAACACTATTCACAATTGACGTTGCTGGTACAGGTCCTTCAAACCCACATAACTTTGAGACTGGAACTCCCGTAAGATTAGTTCCAAGACCCCGTTTCGATCAAGTAACTGGTAAGTATGTTGATGTTGACAAGCGTCTTGTTAGACTACCAAATGGATTTGAAACTAACAGAACATATTATGTAATCGCACCAGGCAGAGTTACACAACCAGAAAACTATGGTGCAACAACACTATTCAATGGTAGTGATCAGACTAGATTGATGCTTGCAACATCCAAAGAAAATGCTGCTGCTGGTATCTACATCTATGCATCTGAGACAGATAGTATAGACAAGGATGTTGAGATTGATCTTTATCAATTCGTTCTTGATGACAAGTATGATCTACACAACTACAGTGCAGAGTTAACAAATACAGTCAACGCTGGTATTATGACCAACGTTTCACATATATTTGACGTACCAAATGCAGGAACAACTCCACAGAAAGCATTCATCAGAGCAGTAGAAGGTGGTGTACTACCTCTAGTTTCTACAACTTATGCAAATGATTCATCTGTTGCAGTTACTGATCCACAAAATTCTGCTATCGGTAGAATTAATCCTAACGTTGAGTTCTTCACTCGTTACCAGAACAGTAAGGTAATCACATTACACAAGTCACATGCTGATGCTATTAACAATGTAAATCCAATTACATTTGCATCTGGTCAGAGTGGAACTAAGTTTGATGTATTTGCTAACAAACGTCGTTCACCAATGAAGTTTGATCCTGGCTTTACTGACGCTACCGCAACAAGTGGTAAATGGTACATTCAATGTAGGGATGAAGTTACTGGACAACCAGATAACGTCAAGAAAAATAATATATTCTGGAGAATTAAGGAGTCAGACTACGCAGACAGACAAAGATCCACTGACATGTGGTATCAGCGTCTAGAAGACAATCGTATTGCTGATGAGAGAACATACAAACTTCGTATGGTTATTCCTAGTTACTTACAGAACGCTAGAGATCCTATCAATGGATTTGTTATTAAGACTAGAACTGACGACACACGTAAGTTAGTACCACAGAAGATCCTACTAAAACCAGTTGTTGGTAGTGTATATGGTGCTAGATTCCAGAACCCAGTTGATGCTGGTGAATTTATTGGTGATACATCTGGATCATACGATCCATACAGAAGAGACACAACAGGTGCTGGTATTGAATACAGAGCATTTGCTAAGTTCACATCTGGTATCCAAGCAACAATCGAGTCTGGACGTAAAGTTAAGGACATATTAGATGACAGCATTGAATACTTAGAACTAACACTATTTGATCATGGTGTCGATACTAAGAACTTCCCTGGCTTAAGAAACGAGACATTTACTACAGTTAAGATCACATCACCACAGGGTGGTAACTTCGTAACAAGCAAAGTAAATAATCTTGCATCATCTACCAACGCAGTTTCATTTGCTGGTAACTCATCAGGTCTTGCAAATATCCATGCTTACTACACCATAAATGGTGAGCATTATATTATCATCAAGAATATTCGTGGTGGTGATCTAGTTTATAGTGAGTACGCCAATACAAGATTTACTCAAGGCACAGTCTTTGCTGACATGCTAGAGGATCAGGATATGGGCAAATCACTACCTCTTAAGACCCAAATTGCAAAAAATAATCCCCAGTTTTTCTACAAGCAAAACGGTGCGAACGTTTACACAATCACACCTGGCGACAGAATACAAGATGACGCTGGTGTAGAATACTATGTTGATAGTGTTGATGATGTTGGTGTTATTGAAGATACATTCTATATCTTCGGATATGAGACATTACAACAACGTATCTCAGGTCAGCAGGATGGTATTTACTATCTAACTGCACTACGTGGTAATATCTCACCATTCCCAACTGGTGCTGGTGTAACTAACAACTTTAAGAAGTTTAAGTTCTCACAACCAGTCGGTAAACTATATCCTCTAAACTATAGAAACGATCCTCTTTGGTTCAACAACTCTGGTACAACACAGAAAGAGAAAGATTACTATGCTGGATTAATTGATCCACCACAAGCATACTCTGCTGCTGATAACTATGTACATGGTGCTGTTACAGTCAACGATTTCAAAGGATCAACAACCAGAGAAATGGTTGCAGACTTGACAGAACAACCAGCGTTTATCGAAAGATCATATACAATTGAAGCACAAAGTGGTAACGCTGCATCAGGATCTGAACAAAGAAAGATACCGATTGGTGGTAATGGTGCTGTATCAATAACAGATACGAAATACTACGTCGAACTTAGACGACCATCTATCGCAAGAGCAGGAAACCACACATTTGAATACCTCGGTTTCGGTCCAGGTAACTACAGTACTGGTTTACCAGCAAGACAAGAAGTTGTACTCACACCAGACGAAGACTTCTACGCACAGTCCAAGAAACAAGACGGTGGTATTGTATTCTACACTGGTATCAACTCACAAGGTGACTTGTATATTGGTAACAGAAGAATCAATGCTATCACTGGTGAAGAGACATTCATAGACAGGGCAACACTTGTAGATGATGGAGATGAGGATGATACACTAGGAGGATTAGTTACTACCTTCGATACTCCTGTAACATTCAACCAGAATATTACAGTTGTTGGTGGTGACGGTGAATTGGTGAACACATTTGAATCACCTATCACCATTGCTGTTCAAGATTCTGATCTTACACAGGCACGTGATGCTTTGATCATTCGTTCAAATGTCACATCTGTTGATCCAGTTACACAACTAGAACAGGATGAAGGACTAGACAGAACTTCATTCTCACCTCCAACTGAGGGTGACATCAGAATTAGTAAGAACACAATTAAATCTGCTGTATTCCAGTTTAATGCTAGAGGTAATGGTCAGGGATACTTATTCCAGACACATACTGTAGCGGGTGTTGCTTCTAACATCACACCTAATCAATCTCCATTGATTGCAAACGGCGGATCTAGAATAAACGCAGGACAGTTTGTAAATTATGGTGGTGTACTAGCAAAAACAGGCGATGTATTACTTAAGGGATCTGAAATAGGTAAGAGTGGTTCTCTTGGTTGGATCCTCGCTAACTACTTTGCACAGATTGCTAACAATAGTATTGACAATATTGTGTTTGATGGATCAAACGTTGTTAAATTAGAGTTCAGAGACTTTAATAGTGGCGTTGCTCTTACTAACCAAGAGATTGGAATTACATCTAGTTCACAGATTAGAATTAAGAACTTCTACTATGATCCTAGATTAAATCTAACATGGCAGATATATGCTGCTAAACCTGGCGATCCATTCTCACCAACAAATAACTACTGTCATTTCCAAGTTATTGATCAGATTCCACAGGCAACACAACCATGGGAGACAATCATTGCTGGAACTGCTGTAGGAGCGACAGCACCTACCATTGAGTTCTCTAACTCTAACTTCAAGGAAGTTGGTGTATTAGGTGGTGAAGCATTAAGAACAGAGACAGAAACTATTGGTGATTACAAGTTAGGTATTAACACAGTCGCAAGAGCACCACACAGTGCATATGAAAATGCGTTTGTTGATAACCTTACAACAGATCCACGTGCTAACTTAGATGTTGTTGGTACAGCATTCATCAGTGGTAGAACAACTGCTGACTTCTTACAGCATACACAGTTTGCTGATCGTGATAAGACTGCTGTTGACAATGCATTATTAGTTGGTGGAGATAGTTCTGCTCCTAATGACATATCAGTATTCAGAATAGCAACTACAAACAGTGGTCGTGTTGGTATCAATGTAAGTAATGCTAACCTAGACAGAGCTCTGGTTGTAGCAGGAACATCAAGATTCACTGCTGATGCTAGATTTGAGCATGACATCGAAGTTAATGGCGATGGTGTAATTGCTGAGATCAGAACATCACAGACAACAGGAACATTTAACCTAGTCGATGATACTACATTCGTTGGTACATTAAACATAGGTAGTCAGGTTACAACTGCTAATCTATTCAATGATAGCACTGCAGATCAGTTCATATATGTTGGTGGTTCATCTGCACACAGTAACCTATGGTTAGGTGCAACACCTGACAGTGCTGGCACTAGCATTTCTAAGGTAGAAATTGGTGGTGCATATGCTAACACTAACGAAGACTTATCATACACCAAGATCAAGACTAGAAACTTGAGAGTTGATGGTGATATGTGGTTAGGATTCCGCAGAGCAAGTGGTGATACTGTTGAACTTAAGTCTCAAGCATCACAGGTTGATTTCTTCTCCAACTCTGGAGGACCTTCAATCATTAACTTTGCTACTAACGCATCTGAAATTAATGTCGCTGGTCAGGGTGGTAAGACTACTATCAATAACCAGTTAGAAGTTATTGCATCTGCTAAGTTTAATGGTGATGTCCATCTTTGTGGTGGTGTTGCATCATTCGCATTTACTGGTGGAAGAGCACAGTTAGGAACAGATATAGTTTCACATGAAGATGGTATTATATCACAGGCATTATTCAATAAGAACGTTGACATCTTAAATGTACTCGTAAAACAGACAAACGAAGAAGGATACAACCAAGTTGATACTGCTGGTGCAGGACAATGGGGTGGAGCATCATATCAGAACTCAATCAATACTGGTGGAGCAGTTGAACCAATTATATTATCTGGTCTATCTGGCGATGAGTACTACTTACCACTTAAGTTTGCTCCAGTCAAAGCAAATGGCGATCCATACTTTGGAACTAACGACTATATCATAGTTGATAGTGCTACTGTTGGTGCAGGATCATCTGCAACCAGTCATCCAGAGATTCTACAAGTTGTAGAACTTACAAGAATAAGTGAAGCACCTTACTACATCAAAGTCAAGCGTCAACCATTTGGTGCATTTGGTGGTGTATTAAGTAATCACGTTGATACTACACCAATATACAAGGTTAACGTACAGTTTGATGCTACATGGACAGAGCAAGCACTTGACAATGATACCAGTGCAACTGATAGTGTATACTTATCTGAGTTTGGTGGTAATCTAACAAGCAATGATTACATCATTGTTGACAGAGATGATTCACCAAAAGTTCCAGAATATATCAAGGTTATTACATCATTAGATCAGCAAGTACAGAAGTTTAGAGTTTCTAATTGTGCTGACCCAGACTTAGATGTATTTGAAGTTAACTCTGTAACAGGTGAGGTACAAATTGGTAACCCAGCCGTACCTGGTTCTATTGTTACAATCAATTCATCACTCAATATGTCTGGTGGATGTGGTACTCTCAGTGATATTTCATTCTTAGGTGATGCTGCTGCTGGATCAAATGTAATTACTAACGTATCAATTACAACTTCTGGTAAGACAATCAATGATATTAAGAAGGGCGATGTTCTATCTGTCGTTACAGATTCATCACCACTCTTTTTACTACAAGATACTGCTGTTGACTTTGTATTTGGTGGTGCTATTTACTTAACATCCAATATTATTGGAGCACAGTCAGTAACTGGAACTACATTCAGAGCAAGCAGGAACGAAAGACTGACTACAACTGATGGTGGACTCAACACTACATTTGATGTTGATACATGCTCAGGAACAACAACAATCGGAACACATGCTGGTAGATTTGATGTCAACTTAGCATGGTCTAGCAGTGGTAGTATTCTTACAAATGCTGATCTACCAACAGCATTGAATGCATCAGAGATAATCACATATGGTTACTACGCAGATCCACAGTCAATACAGGGTAATGGTCCTAATACAACTATTATATCAACTGCTGCTGGTAACAGTGCATCTGTTTTACAGATTGCAGTTCAATCTCTTGGAGAAGGAACTGGTAAGTTTGCGATAGGAGACTTAATTGCTGTAGGACCTCTAGCATCATTCACAGGTGTAACTGGTCAGATTGAATTTATGACAATCACTGATGTTGTAGATGGAACGAATACAATCGTTGCAACTAGAGCACAGGAAGGAACAGTCAACATGAGTCACAGTGCTGCTGATGTTGTTAGAAGAGTTATCAAACATGAGACACAATCTCTCGTAACTGATGCTCAGATCAGACAAAGATTAGTTGCTGGTGTAAGTAATGATTATCTCTCTGTAATACTAGAGAGAGGATATATCTCACAATCTAAACTGGACTACAAACAGTGGTTAAGATTTAGAAATACAACTACTGGTGTTGAAATTCTTGGAATTGTAACTGGTAGATTATATGGTAAGACTCATACATCAGTGATGAATGAGCAAGTTGGTGATGGTGCTAAGTCATATAGAGAGGGTAGTCTAAATGTCACAGATAACCTAACACTAGCGGGTGGTAACTTTGTAATTTACGATAGTGTTAAACAGACAAAACTATTCCACTTTGTTAATGATGACGGACATGCTGATCACCAAGGTCTATTATATTGGGATGCTGGTGTACTTGCTAGAGGAGACTTCTTCTTATATCCATCATCCTGCCCAGAAAACGTTCTCCTAACATTAAATTGCACACCATCATTCTCAGTTGACAACTTAGGTAACGTAACTGCTAAGACAACTCTAACAGTCACAGGTGTATCATCAGCATCACCAACAGAGTCAGATGTATTCTCAGTACAGAATCTAGGTATAAATGGTGGTAGTGAATACACTATCAAACAAGATCGTTCGATTGATGCATTCGGATTAACAAACTTCACTACATCAAGTGGTGCAAGACATACAAGATACTTATCCGCAGCGTCACCAGAAGCAGATCTATCATTGATTGCAAATATAATATACATGGTCAATGTTCAGAATACACAAACATTAATTGTTACACTACCAGCAGCACCACAAACAGGTGATGTTGTAAGAATGATTGATGTAGGTGGTAACTTGAAGTATGACACAACATTAGTTATCAGAACTCCTGAGACTAGTGGAACACCAATACAAGGTGACTCAACAGGAACACTATTTGGAGATAGATTAACTCCATATCCATCTGGTGAACTTGTAGTTCAGACTCCTAACGCAGGATTCGCATTAGTATATCTTGGTGCAACCGATAGTAATGATCAAATAGGCATCCCAACCAGCGTACAAGGTTGGTGGTTAATGGAGGTATAATAAATGCCAAGTTACAACCGTATAAAAGCACAGAAAGCCAGTCCCATAGGCACAATAATGCCATGGACTGGTAGTACAAGTGAGTCAGCACTGTCTCCAGATGCCATACCGAAAGGTTGGATCGTCTGTAATGGTAGTCAACTCAAAGCAAGAGATTATCCTTTATTGGCACAAATATTGGGTAATTTATACGGTCCTATAGTAGAGACTGGTCAACCATTTATTGGTATATCAAATTCATATCCATCCTATAACGATGATGATGTGTTTAATCTACCAACACTAAATCAACAAGCACTCATAGATTTAGAAAGTAATCAATTAACTCCACAAGAATTACAGGTCATAGGACCTTATGTTTCACTGAATGGATTTGAGGGTCAGCAACCATTATCAAATGTACTATCATATATTGATGTACAATTTCAAGCAGCAGTTGAGTCTGAACTAGCAGGAAAGATAAAAGGTATTACTCTCGAACCTCCATCATATTTTGATACCATTAGAACTATACCTAGAAAACTAGGTGTTGAACATACTGCAACACATACACACCCAAGACCACCAGATGGTTTTTATCCATCAGTAGAAATAGGTGGTGGTTATCTTGGATTATTTGATGCTGGATATTTTGAAGTTGCAAGTTCAGAATATACAACGGGATCTGACACGGGTGCTACCGCTGCTGAACCATTAGCAGATAGATATGATCCTGGTGTAGTTACATGGACTGCATATGACCCTGCTGTTGATTCACTTCCATCATTAAATAACCATAAACATTTTGGTAATGCTTCCAACGTAATTCCAGCAGTGCCATCAGTTCCTAGGACAGTACAGGCATATGGACAAACAGTTTCATATCAAGATGACAACTCATGTATTGTACCAGTACAACAACCAGCAGTTACTGCTCCATTTCCACCACCTGGCACATACTTAGGACAAAGAAACTATTATGTATCTGATCAAGTTCCATTAGCAAGAAGAGGTAATGGTTCTACTCCTCCAACTACTGATGAGGGAGATTATTTTGGCGTACCTCCAGAGGCAGTTGGTAGAGATTTTCCATATCCTACCACATTAAATCATACTGGTGATGCATTCACTGCTAACTCATTAGGATCTCACAATCATTTCACTATTGATATTGCAATGACGTTAGGACAAATGAATTTACCTAACACTATACTCATAAATAATATGACTACTGGAAACTTAGAACCAATAGATGTAGACAGAGGATTGAGTGTACAGATTAATCCTAACACACCATCCTTAGTCGTACTGTATATCATCAGAGCATACTAATGGCAGTATTATATTCAAAAGAAAAAGGAAAATTAGGAACTCTTACTGGTTCTATTATAAACTGGTCTAATCAATTATCATCATCAGACCCAGAGGATCCTACTTTAGCACAAACTCTTCCTGCTGGTTATTTGAGATGTGATGGTGCAGTCTATCAGGCAGAAGTATTTCCAGAACTTGCTACCATATTAGGCACAGGTATAAACTGTAGATATAAAAAACCAGATACAACATTACTTGACAATCAATTTCAAGTGCCAGATCTTGGATCAAAGTCTACAAAGACATCATTTTCATCAAACTTAGGAACTTATCTTGACACATATTTGGACAATGACGCAGGACAAGAGATAACTAAATCTGGTGTAGGACTAGATGTAACCAGTAATATTGGTACTACATTTACTGTACAGTATCAAGGTAATTTCTTCCTGCCATCACAGACAATTGAAATTACAGGACAACCTGGATTCACTAAGTCTAGTGGTAACTACACAGAAGAGACAGAAGTATTAGCAACAGCATTCCAACCACATGCTCACTTCCATGATGGTAAAAGATCAAGGACTGCATCATCAACAAATGAATTTGGTTTGTTTGGTAGAAACTCATACTCATCTAAGTCTAGTTTGTGTATCATGCCATGGGTAAATAACACTAAGCAACCATTATGTCAGGCAGCAGCATCAGCGATAGTTGCATCAAGACAACAGAGAGTTATAACAGTATCATGTTTTGGATTCTTTAGTAGTCCTCCTCCTGAGGTTCACACATGGTTTGGTGGTTGTTGGTCAGGTTGTAACTTTGATCAGACATCTAAGTGTTTGATACCTGGTGATATCCCTGAGCTAGATCCAGCAGGATCTGGTGTACCAACAGGAACTACATTGCAATATGAATGTTCCACTCTAGGTACAAAATCTACTACAGGATTTCCAATCTACGTACCTGGCGGTGCTGCATCAGGACAATGTGGTAACATCACGTATAACGGTGAGATGTCATGTAAAACTGAAAACAGATGTGGTATTGGTGGTGCTAGTTGTACACAGTTTGATGCTAGTATCAGTGGTAATGCTGCATGGGCATCATTAGTTCCAAACTATACACCAT